TTCACGGGTTTCTCACGCACATTCATACGACCGGGGTTACCTGTCCTATTTGGCTTCGAACGACGCTCGTCGGGGCGAATACCATAGGCGAACTGTTGGTCAACACTATATCCGGACTGTTTCATACCCTCTGAATTCAGAAGAGTAGCAGGTGCTACGGCGTAACCACCATGGAAGTTCGCAATACCAGGGGCTGGGTTATTCACATGCATAAATTGAGAATCGTGTATATCACCTTTATTACGGGTGGGAAGCTGGGGTATGGCCTGAGCTGAAATGAAACGTTTACCAGGGGTTTTGTCGAGGCCATCAGTCCGGTGACCAGTTTGGGCCCTATTGGTATTTCGCATAGCCTTTTGATGAGAAGCACGAGGCACCGTACCACTCATTCCCTGAGCACGACCAAACACTGGAGGACGACGCTCGGGAAGGTACGCGGTTTTTTCAGGTTGATTGTGAGTCAATTCACCAATTTCTGCTCGGCGACCACCCTTAATATCGACAGCGGGACCCGAACGACCGGGTAATGTTGTGAGACGGTAGGCTCCTGTATTTACAGGATTGACACGAAAAAGTTGTTGGTAACCACCAGCCGATTCAACGTTAGTTCCAACACCTAAACCTGGACCAACAAGCTTTTGTTCAACGGGTGAAAGATTATTCATACGACCTTGATCGTAAAGACGTCCACGCATCTCTAAAAGCTCTTGACCACCTGTACGGCTTTGAGGGGCAATAACAGAAAAGGAATCGACTTCAGTCTTCCTATCTTTGAAAGGGTCACTGAACTCGATTTCTTCGAATTCAGTTTCAAATAGTTCTGGCTCCTCTCTGACAACTTGTTTAGGTTGTTCTGGAACTTCGCTCAGTTTTCGACCAGCGTAGATTAGTCCGGCAACTGCCAATACAGAAACTGGATCTGCCATTCTTACTTGAAACCAATATTTTTATTGTGGTAAATACCTTTGGTTAAACATACTATTCTGAACATACGCACGTGTGCTGAGAGGTTCGTAAGTTCGGGTACGAAGAGGAACCTTGCACGCAGTATTATTTAATGGGAAATAACCACTCTCATGAGGAGTCACTATAACCTTATTGAAACGTGTTGTCGCTTGAGGGCGAAGCTGATCACTTACTTCGATAAAACGAGCTGGGGAACCCTTACCCGCCATGTAAGGAGCGGTACCATAAACCATGGTAGATGGGCGGGATGAGTAATTTAATGCACTAGGTTGAGGGTAAACAAAAACTTCTTCATCGGCCCTGTTGAGAGGAGGGGCACCGCCACCTGAAAGAATGTTTAGTCCTGGTTGAAGCTGATACGCCATATTACTATTACTTGAGAAAATTAAGCTACATGACCTGCTCGTAAGCCAGATCCTCGGTGCATACCAGACCTCTTATCACCCGCAGAATCTAAACCACCGAACGCTTCCAACTGAACACCCCTTGCATTAGGGTTACAGTATGTGCTATCAGTCTTACATGTAGGACCGAGTTTCTTACCGTAACACCATTCAGCAAACCCAGTTTGATCACCAATAGCTGTAGTTACGGGGTTGGAAACAAATTGTCTGGCCATAGCATTGGCTTGATACGCAGGTAAAGATGTCCTGGAACGACCAGGCATGTATTTTGTGCGATTTTCTAATGAATTGCTAATTTGATTTTTGACAGAGGAATGATAACACGCAGAGGGGCGATCGGGACGATCTGTGAAATCAGATAATAACATGTTACCCATAGGATTATCGTCTGTAGGCATGACACATGTAGACTCTGCATTTTGTTCAATTACTGTAGGTCTAGCGTGACCCTCCTTAACCATTCCAGAGTTGTACATAACGTACAGAACCCCTAAAACGGTAGCCGCTAAAACGAAGATTCGGGGGTCACGACGAATAAGATAGATAAAGCACGCGGCGTAGATGATGAATCGTGAAGCGGCATTCACTCGTTCCTCCGCCGTCTGCTTGTTCGTCGGCCAGAACTGCAAAACCTTTTTATGGTCAATGAGTTCCTGTGGATTGTCAAACCAAACCATCATTTATATATGACTGAGTTTATTTTTTCATCATAGAACTAAACATATTCATAAGTGCCTTTTCGTCGATTTCACCGTCACCATTCTGCATCTTTTCGGCACATTCCTTGGCAACAGTTTCTATGACAGAGAGTGTCTCTTGGGGGATTGCGGTGATAGTGGTACCAAGCATGTATAGCGTTTGGAGATATTGCCAAACAGCATTCTTAGTACCTTCGGACATCTTATCTGTCCAGTAATCCTCGATGTTTAGGTCCTGAAGAAACTCGATACCCTTAATATCCTCTAGGAAGAAGCTTTCGTCTCGCTGAGTAATCTTCTGAGCATACGCCCCTACACCACCCATATAGGCTTCAACACACTTACGAGGATTTGTGGACTTGAGAAGGTCAAAAGTAGTCATAAACTTCTTGATCCCCTTCTCATCGGGGAAAGTTTTATGCAATTCCACAAGAAATTGACCCATCATATCATTGAAAGCTGAGACGGAAGCCATTTTATACTATGTATATTATTTTTATCTTTAACTTTAAAAAGGTTCACTAGAAATGACCTCCTTTTGTGCTAAACCATTCGCCACGATGAAATAAACCATGATGGCATTGAGTACGGCTGGTTTAACGTAACTACTGTTAGGGAGTTTGTCTTCATTATTAATTCTAGACTTTGCGTGAATATACCCTGCTGTAATAAGGGCTGCTATAAGTCCTGCCCACACGGGGTCTCGGAGATAGTCTGAGAGTTCCATTTAATAATAGGCAACTTTTTTTGTTCTCTGGTCAGCGGCATCATCAAACAAAACATCGTCATCGTCGCCTGTCATTTCGGGTTGAGGTTCTGGGTCAGGAGATCGCACATTTTGGATTGTCTTAAATTCATTAGCTAATCCACTTGGTTGTGTTGTAGGATCCAGGTCGGGAGACGGTTCAGGTTCAGTCTCAACAATAGGAGGTTGTTCTGAATCGAGAGGCGTTTCTGGGTCTGTTTCCTGGGGCATTTCATTTGTTTCATCATAGATATCTGGGTCCTCTGTATCAGCAAGTTGCTCCTCGTCGTCGATATTAATTTGGTTACCATCTGGTGACATGTACGTCTGTAAAATCTGTTGAACGGGAATCAACTGTTTTACAGTGTTCTCGATGCATACGGAAATGCGTATAGCGAGTTTATCGTCGCGGATATGCTCAGATTGTTCTTCATGATAAATGTACGGATCGCGGTATAACTCTTTGGCAACATTGTCGTAACAGGATTGAATGAAGACCTCATTGGTAGGAACTTTCAATGAAATTTTCTTATTCTCAGCCTTGAGACGAACAGAAGAAAGAATTTTCACACAACTAACAAACACAGCGGCGAGTAAATCATTGAACCATGCACAACGATCGGTGATGTTATCACTGTGGCGTTTGGACATAGCATTACTCCAGTTTGGAACTTCCTTTAGCAGATTTTGGTATTGTATAAGAACCTTGCGTCCCTTGGACATCTTGTGAGCTTCTTCGTACATTTCGGCAAATACTTCGATCATTGGCGGAGCCATGACCAGACAAAGAGCCGAAAGGTATTCCTTTTTAGCTTCTACTAGAATTCCAAGTGGTTCAGACATGGTATACTATAGGAAGATACAAAATTTATTATAAGTCCTACGCACCACCGCTCCTGTACTTATTAGCCATCTTTTTGAGATTTATAAACGATGGCAAGTCTGTATCATCAGAAACGATTGTGGTATGTATTTTATTTTCACGTTTAGGTAAACCCCATGTGATACAAAGATCTATAGAAGTGAGGACCTGAACAGTAAACCCACCCAACTCTAACTGTCTTTTTAGATATGTACAGGCCTGGGAACGATCATATGTTGGAAACCCAAAAACAACTGCAGGAACACGCAAGAATACACATTTACCACCCAATTCCACTGTGTGTCTTATCTTTCTGCAAAATTGTTCATGGATTTTCTTATACAATTCCTTCTTATTCCTTTTTCTGTTCATCTCAATTCCCGCAATATCAGATGCATTGATCATTACAATTACTGTAATTTATTTTTTGCCGCTTGTAACTCAACTCCTGATATCTGTACTTTCTTTTTAACAAGTTCATAGTTAAAAAATTCTTTAGATTGAATATCGGACTGTTCATAAGGTGTGGTATCATTGGGAAGAACGACGTCAATAGGCTGCTTTGTGGATCCTATAACTTCGACCTTGGGTTTAACACGAATATCAACCGTTAGT